AATCGAAACAAATTAAACACTAATATACATGCCGGAGTTAAAGAGAAATTTTCTAAAAGGTAAAATGAATAAAGACCTTGATGAAAGGTTGGTTCCAGCAGGTGAGTATAGAGATGCTTTAAACGTAGAAATATCTTCATCTGAAGATTCTAACGAAGGCTCTGCACAAACGCTGAGAGGTAATTCTAGCGTAAGTTCTTTAGCATTGTCTTCTAGCGCTGTAACTGTTGGAACCTACGTTGATGAAGAAGAAGACAAGATTTACAACTTTGTTCACAAAGCTTCAGACTTATCCGGATCACCTCTAGTAGGTATTGTTTCAGATGCTATATTACAGTATTCTAAAGATCCTATAGACGAGGCAGTCACTACTAATGTTGTTGTTTGCGATGTTTACGAGACGAGAAGAGTTGCTAGCGTGATGACTAGCAATGTCCAGATAACTGGGCTACCAATGCAGCTCGTTAATATAAATCCAGATGTATTTCCTATACGAACACAATCAGTAAGATCCGCTACAGGAATAAGACCTGGAATGAGAGTGCAGGCGATAGACTCAAGCGGTGTCGACTTATGGGGAGAAAACGACGTTAGAGTTATAAATTCTACTTCTACAACTAACACTGGAACTATAAGTATTACTCCAGTGGTTGGTTTTGCTCAAGGTTACGAAGCTCAAAATGAATACTACGGCTCCAACATGATTAGTGATGGAGTTGTTTTGAAGTTTACTTCAGACAGAGTGTTAAACTTTAACGGTGGGACTGAAGAATTAGAGGTCAATAATAAAAAGGCTGATGGAACAGACGCATACTCTACAGCTCAGTATACGCCTAAAAATAATATCATAACAGGTGTAAACGTTATTTCTGATCTATTATATTGGACTGATGGAAAAGATGAACCTAAAAAAATAAATATAAAAAACAGTAAGATAGGCTCTTCATGGGCTGATTATGGTGTTACAACTCATACTAGACTTTATATTCCTCAAACAGGTGTTAGCCACAACTACCTTAGTAAGTCTCACGCAACTGTCATAAAGCCATCTCCAACTACAGCTCCGCTTATAGAGTCTTACTCTACGTCTAGAGAAGGTTCAACTTCTAGCGTTGTAAGAAGAAGAACTGGAGTATCAGGCTCATATAATTATGGCGGTATAGCATTTAATAATAATTTCTACGATTCAACAAACCCGGTTGTTATGCAACCTGGAGATTCTAGACCTAATGGAGGCAGCACGAACATATTCTCACCAGCTAACAATAATGTTGAGTGGAGAGTTGGAGATATACTAGACTTAGTTGGTCAGACTTCCAATAAGACAGCTTCTATAAGACTAACTGCAGCTAGCGGTACTAATGGGTTCGAGATTGAGCTCGTGGCTTTAGATTCAACCTATACCGCTACTACAGCTGTTGAGAGCTGGTTAGCTTCTCTAGCTGTAAAAGATAGCATCTACAACAAGCGGTTTATATCTTTCGCGTATCGATATAAGTATACAGATGGCGAAACCAGTGTAATATCACCTTACTCTAAGCCAGTGTTCTTGCCTGGCAATTACAACTACGACTCTGAAGAAGGCTTTAACACCGGAATGGAGAATAATTTGAAATTCTTAGAAGTTAAAGACTTTATACCTGCTAATATACCTAGTGATGTTGTCAGTGTAGAGGTGCTGTATAGAGATACGAATATAGCAAATCAAGTTAATTCTATAGAAACATTTAACATTGGAGATAGTTCGTGGAATATATTTTCTTCTGTAGAAAATAGAGGTTATTTAAAAATTGAGACAGAATTGTTTGGCGCGACGCTTCCATCTGATCAGGTTGATAGAAATGAAGACTTTGTCCCTATATCAGCGCTAGCTCAAGAGATTACAGAGTCAAGGTTGATGTATGGTAATTACTCCGAGCTTTATGACTTGATAGACAGCGCTAATAAGAAAGTAGAGTTGTCTCTAGACGCTGGATTTTCCAAAAGAAAATATGAATTTACAACTTCTTTAGAGTATAGCGAAAATAACATGTCAGCTAGTCAAGACAATAAGCTTAGTACAACTGATTCTGGAGTTACGGCAACTGATGTATATAACGCTGTTGTTAGATGTAACATTGAAAACGAAGATCCAGGCAGCAATTACGATCCAACAAACTACAGGTATACTGTTCCAATAACAGGTTACTATGATATAACTAGTTCAGTAGACTACTGGGCTAAAAACAGAATAGTAGCTAACAAGTCAGGCGGAGGCACAAAAAACTTCTGGGTGATACCAAATGCTAAGCTTCGATTATTTAAGTTTGTAGACGGAGGAACAGACATTGAAGTTGTGCTTAACTCTAACGCAACAACTAGCAGGTCTGTAATTGGAGAGTCAGGCGTTCAAGTGCAGCAAGTGTTAATTAATGGCGATAAAACTCCTTTTAGAATAAGTAGCAATAATGCTGCTCCTGATTGGGACGATGTTAAACTTAAATTAACGATCACTAACGCTTACTTGTCTGCTAACGACGTGTACTATATAAAAATAGAAGCTCAAACAGCAGATTCAGATGGACTTCCACCTGCTTTTGATTACAACACTTCTCTCAACACTCCGGCAAACGCTGAGCTTGGTATAGGTGGTCAAACTTATACTCCAACGTCTTGGGTTAATGCTACTCATGACGCTTATGTTGAAAATGGATACTTTGAAGTATCATCTGCTCCGCAAACAACAGACAGCGTAGCGGTAACAAAAGGAGCTGAGTCTATAAAATCAATGCGTAGCTATAATATAGGTGTAGTATATAGAGATTTTGCAAACAGACAGTCTACCGTGCTACTTGACAAAACATCTTTGCTAGAAGTTCCTAAATCAAATTCTAACGTTCCAAGTAAAATTACTGCTAGAATAAAATCTAAAGCTCCAAGTTGGGCTGAGTATTATAAGTTTTTTATAAAAGAAAATACCAATAACTATTACAACTTAGTTTTATCTAGTTCTTACGACAATAATGACGCGTTAGGAGAGCCTAGGCATGCTTGGCTAGCCTTTAACAGCGTAGATGTAGATAAGATAAAAAAAGAAGAATATATAGTTCTCAAGAAAAAACATGGAACTCAAGATCCTGTTTTAGCTACTTCTGCTAAATGGAAGATACTAGACATAAGCTCTGGACCTCCAATATTAGCCGACGATACGTCATTAATAATAAGCGATTCAGAAGCTGTAGGTAAGTTTTTTGTCAAAGTTGCTTTAGATTCTAACTTCTCAGCTTATCTATCGTCAGATGGAAACTTAACACCTAGCACTAATGGAGCTGTTTTCGAAACTGAGGTTAAAAGAATTAGTCAATCTGAAGAAACTTCAATATACTGGGAGGCTAGCGATGCGTATCCTATGCGTTTAAATGAAGAAAACGCAGTTTCTTACATAGGTTTAGATACTAGAGTTGAGCTATTTAATAGTAGCGGACTATCTGCTGCAGCCCAGAGTGCTATAGCTTCTCAAATAGAGAACGAGCGTGTGAGCGTTGTTGGCGTTGTTGGAGCTAAAACTTTCTCTAAAGTAGAAATGTTAAACTCTAGCTCTAGTCCTAAATGCTTTTGCAGTGTGACAGTCAGTAAGACGCTAAGTAATATAACAATACCTAGCGGTGGTTATATTCAATTTAAGTTTACTAGAAAAGATGGAAGTTTCACTACTGGTACGCTAGGAAAATCTATAGGTTCTTCTAGGATTTTAAACATAATGCCTTACACTCACCCAACGTACGATTGGAATGGAACACTAACTATAGGATTACCATGGTTTAACTGTATAAGCTTTGGCAACGGAGTAGAGTCGGATGCTATTCGAGACGATTTTAATGCTGACACTATATTTGAATATCAAGCGTCTGGAAAGACTAGTGGATTTAAAGCTTCTGCTTTTTATGAAGATTACAAAAGAGAATATAAGAAGTATGATATAATATTTTCTCAAATATTTAATGAGAAAACTAGTGTTAATAGGTTTAACGAGTTCTTAATAGGTTTACCTATAGTAAAGCAATTAAACTCTGAGTATGGTAGTATTCAAAAGCTATTCACTAGAGATAGCGATTTAATAGCGTTTTGCGAAGATAAAGTGCTGCAGATATTTGCTAATAAAGATGAGTTGTTTAATGCTGATGGAAATTCTCAACTTCTAGGTACTAAAGATGTTTTAGGTAGAGCTAGACCTTTTAGCGGTGACTATGGAATTTCAACAAATCCTGAGTCTTTCGCTAAAGACGAGTTTAGAGTGTATTTCACCGATAAAGCTAGAGGTTCTGTCTTAAGACTTTCTAAAGATGGTTTGACAAACATCTCGGGTTATGGTATGAAGGATTGGTTTTTCGACAATTTGCAGTATGCTCAAAGCTTAGTAGGTAGCTTTGATGGTAAAAAAGATGAGTATAATCTCGTAATTCACTCTGTCACCAACCCACTTAACAAAAAAGATGTGTACAATATATCTTTTAGCGAAACTGTAAAAGGGTGGGACAGCTTCAAGTCTTTTATATTTGAAAGTGGCGTAACTTTAAACAATTACTACTATACGTTTAAGAACGCTAAGCCTTGGATTCACCACTCTGACAATGTTAATAGAAATATATTTTACGGAATACAATTTGATTCAAGTATTATCCCGATGTTTAACGACTTCTCTGGGTCAGTTAAAGACTTTAGAACGATAAGTTATGAAGGAACTCAATCTAGAGTTTACCAAAACACAAATTCTGAAGATGGTAACTACTACAACCTCAGCAATGTCAACGGTTGGTATGTCAACTCTATATCAACAGATCTTCAAGAAGGTCAAGTAAAAGAATTTATAGATAAAGAAGGTAAGTGGTTTAATAGTATATCAGGCGTTGCCACAGAGTTTACGAACGCAGCTTTAAATGGAGGTTCTGCTAGCGGTAACTTAGACACTAGAGAGCTATCTGTCCAAGGTATAGGAGTCGCTAATGCAACTGCAACTTTAATAAGTGGATCTATTGACGGTTTTGGATATAATGTTGTTGGAACAGTTTTATTAGGTAATGGCTTTACTTCTACTAACGTAAGCTTATCTAACGCAGCTAATCTTAGCGGAACATCGACATTTACTATTACACCAAGCTCTGAGCGAGCTATTGCAGCGTCTCAGTTTGCTACCATAGGCTCTTCAAGCTACTACTCTTCTATAACGTTTGCAGATTCTGGGACAGCGTATGATAGCGCTAACATGGTTGTGGGTACGGTTAACTGGACAACTCAAGTAGTGAGTGGTAATATTAGCTTCAACATAGATTTATCAAGCGTAACAGCTTTAATCCTACCTAGAACTTTTGAAAAAAGATTGCTAGTATTCCATGATAAAACTAGCTCGTCTAGTATAAACTTCTTAGAAGCCGGTTTTGATAGATTGCAAAACACAACTTATAGCGGTGGCGTTCTCACTTTAACAGGTGATTCAGGTTTAACATTCGGTGGTAGCAGAAACTTGTGGGCTGCTGGGTCTGAAAACGGTGAAGTCTTCACGATAAAGTACACTGTAGACTCGTCTACGTTGCAGGCTGGCGATCTTCAAGTAGCTGGAGATTCTGGAAACACGATACTTAGTTCCCATCTTACGCTAACAGGAATAACAGCCGGCCAAACATACGAGCAAGATATTACAATACAGCCAACTGGAAATGCGTATTGGTTTTATTTCATTACTCAGGGCGCGGCAGGAAGAAATATAGCTATGAGTTCTATTTCTTTAAAGAGAAAATCAGCTAGAAATGAAGTTGTCGTAATAAGCAATATCAACTCAAATGTTTCGGTTAGTGCAGATCAAACGCCAGACTCACTAACAGTATCAACATTTGATATTACATCGACAACGTTAGAAGGATTTGTTAATCACGAAATGTTTACGGTAAAGCTAACAGCTTTATTAGGTAATGTTTATTCTGAAGCTCCAACGTTTAGCCTTGCGCAAAGCCAAGAGTTTCCTGATAGATATTCTTTAACTAATGAAGTTGAAGCTACTAACGATGTTAATCAGATTATTAGCAGTCAAGTTACGGTTAATTGGCTAGCGAACTCAAGCGTATTCTACTCTGATAACGCTATGCTATCATTTGGAAATGGAGTTCTTGACACTGGAGTCGCTTTGTTCACGTTAGACCAAGGGTTATTTACTAGCGCCGCTCAGACAATTAGTTTTGACTACACTACTACTGAGAGTTTGCCTGTTGTTAGTGTTGTATCTGGTGCTTGGATAACTGTAGAGGCTAACCCAAGTACAAGCTGGTTTTCTGGAAACGATTTCATTGATGGTTTTGGAACTGTCGATATAACAACAGCTTTGAATACTACTGGATCAGAGAGAACAGGGGTTGTTGGTATAACTACTCCTAGTAATACTTCTGGAACGCCAGATGACACTATAGAAATAGTACAACTAGCATCTACAGAAAACTATGTGAACATATTCACTTTTGATAGCGCGGCAGATCCTTTTATAATAACTAACAATGATACAGGGTTTGAAGTTATTGAGCATCCAACATTAGGTAATATAATAGAGTTAAGCGTGTTCATTACATCTAACTCTGGAACACCTATTACTTTAAGCGACATAGCTGTAACTATAGTTGACGGTGACGCTGGTTGGCTCGTGGCTACTGCCGTAGAAGCGGTAAATGAGATAGGTGACTATAGAGTAGACTACTACGTTAAGGCCGAAGATTCGTCTCTATACACTAGAAATGCTAAAATTAAAGTTACTTTTCCAGGCTCTTCAGAGTTCAGTGAAAAGAACATAAGACAACTCATATTTAACTCCGGAACTAATACTATATCTGTAGCTACAGCGAGTGTAACTGGTGGGACTACTCAAAACGGTATTGCGTACCCTTGGTTTGGTTTAGATGGAGGTTCTTTTGTAGTGCAAGTAACGAGTAGCACGGCAACTACGCCTGTTCCAATTGTAGATCTAGGAGATACTGGTGTTATTGAGTTTAACTTTGATTCAGATCCTCAGTATGCAGCTTATATCGACACTTGGGTTTCTGCTAGCGATGTAGCCGTAGTAACTGGAGAGTCTTATACTCATACATTTACGGTAACTGTTCCACCGATAACTCCAACAGTACCTGGTGCAACAAGGTCAGTCATGATTAGAGCTTACCACCCTTACGATTTAGGCTTTAGTCAAGCGACTTCAAACACTATAACTATATACCAAGGTGAAATATATGATAATTTAAACATCTCATAACATGGCTGTAATACAAATAGCGTTCGACAATTCATTAAATGAATCATTGCAAATAGGCGATATAGTATACTATTGTACTCCTAGCAATAGCCCTGGCAACAACTTTAAGGTTAATGATTTTAACGATATAATAAAGCTAGGAGACTGTAGTTTGATTAACGGTAAAACTATACAAGTATCTAATGTTCCTTCAGCTTCGAGCATGCCGCAGCAGAACGACTTTATATTATTTAGTAAAACTAACGAAGTTAATCTCAGTAGCATGAAGGGTTATTATGCTAGGGTTGAGTTTAAAAACAATTCAACTACTGAAGCTGAACTGTTTAGTGTAGGTCTAGAAGTTTCTGAAAGCAGTAAATAAGCACCTCAGAGTGTGATTATAAAATAACAATATAATATGAAGAAGACTCCAAAAAAATATGTAGGTTCATCTCCGATGAAGTTTGTTCAGTTTATCCCGCTAGCCCTAGGCTTAGGGTCATCTATAGTTAAAGGTGTAAGAGCAGGTAGGCAGAGAAGAGCCGCTGATAAAGAAATTGCAAGAACTCAAGGCTTGTTTGACGACCAGCTTGACGCTTATAAAAGTGAGGTTTATAAAAATCCTTACGAAAACATGCAGAATGTCTATGAGGACCAGACTGTCGATCAAAGAGCTGCTGAATTCCAACAACAACAGTACGCTCAATCGCAAGCTGATGTTATGCAGGGTCTACGTGGAGCAGCTGGTGGCGCTGGCGTCGCAGCTTTAGCTCAATCAATGGCTAGACAAGGTGCTATTCAAGCTAGAGAAGCTTCATTAGATATTAGTGCTCAAGAAAGAAGAATACAGCAAAATCAACTTGCTGAAGAAAGAAGATTGCAAGGTCTTAAAATACAAGGCGATCAGCAAGTGCTACAACAAGAGAGGGCTAGAACAGCTAACTTAGCGAGCATGTACGGTCAACAGACTCAACAAGCTCAGTCAGAATATGACGCTGCTAATCAGGCTTTAGGTGGAGCAATAACTAGTGGTATAACTTCTCTTGGTCAATCATTTCTACCCGGCGGTGTTATGAGTAACGCTCTAAGCGGTATTGGTGGTGGCCCACAAATTCAACTATCAGCTGGGCAAATGCCTACAAGTACTTTTTCACAGTTAAGCTCTGTCAATGACAATTTAGTTGATATTGGTGAAGAAGAAGGTAATGTAGAGGATTCATTTTTAATATAATAAACTATAGCTAATGCAAGACTTTGGATCTAAAATAACACAGACAGCGGCTGACATATATAAGTCAAAAGCCACGGAAAGAGCTACGCCTAGTATCGGTGGTCAAATACTTGACACTGTACTAGAAGGTGGTAAAAAATATTTCGAAAACGCAGAACTAACTAAAAATGCTTTTTTAGATACGTTTGACCCTGACACTTACGAGGTTGAGCTTTTACCTATGGAGATAAGAGGTAATTACACAGACTTTGCTCAGCAACTTAAAGACGATGTGTCTAAAGCATCGGAAATGGCCGGTAGGTATTCTGCTAACCCTAACAGCGAAGAGTACAGAAGCGCGGTTAAATCTATAGAAGAATCTAAAGCTTCTTTACAAAAGAACTACCAAGGCTACAAAGAGTATGCTGAACTAAGGCAAAAGCTTTTATCTAATCCTACAGGCATAATGGACTTTGGCGATGAAAATAAAGCTGAGTATGATTTAATAATGTCAGAGGAAGGTTACAAAAACCTAGTTAACACTAAAGACGGTTTAGCATACAGAGACCCTAGTACCGGTAAAACAAAGACTATAAAAGAATTAGGTTCTCCTAAGTTTAAAAATCCACAGCTAGATGCATTGCTCACGGAAAACATACTAAACTCAGGATATAATTCTGGTGTAGGGAATCAAACAGAGGACATAGCTAGAAGAAACATTACGAGTCAAGCTACAGCTATTGCTTCAGATAGAGCTTCTGCTCATCAGATGATGTTCTATGGCGTGAATAACGATCCTGACACTATGTTTGCACAGTATTATATAATACAAAAAGCATTAAATGCTCAAGACGATAGCTATTCTGGTATAATTCAACCACTAACTGACGAAGAAAGAGCAGCACTAGACGCAAATAAGGACGGTACAATAAGCTTAGATGAAATAGGTGATGATGTTAATCGTTTTACTATAAATCAGCAAGCGTATGACGCTAAGTTCAAGAGTCTTAGGAATGACAAAGTGCTTGACTATCAACAAGAGTTGACAGAGTTCTTGGTAGGTATGGGTATGGATCAGTACGAAGGTGGCTTGACTAAGTACAAGGAGAAAAACAAAAAAACTGGCGACGAAGAAAGTATAGTTAAAAATCTAGATAGCTTAAAGCTACAAGGAACTCCAGTTAATTTACGTAGTTTAACAGGCGATCAGTCGGACGAATATTTGCGCGTACAACTAAATAAGGAGGGTAACTACGAGTTGCTGGACCAGAATCGTCAAGCAATAAGAACAAGTGGAGATGCTAATGCTCCTATCGTCACATATACTCCTGAACAGTTGGCTGCTATGATAGGTGTAGACGTTAGTGAGTTAACAGGTAAGCCTGCCGAAGCAACAACAGATGCAACAGCTGGAGAAGGAACTGTATTAGCTCCTCCACCAGTATCGGGTGAAGAAATAGTTGATGATATAACTCCTAAGCAAGAAACAAGCACTAAAGACGAAGTGCCAAATAGCGACACAAAAAGCAACGTTCAGATTTTTGATAATAATTTTTTTGGCGGTGATAGAATAATAACACTAGTTGGAGTTACGCAAGAAGAGTACGACAAGTACATTAAGCTCCCTACGTTTAGAAAAACTAAAGAGCAAAAAGATTTAAAGAAAAAAGTTGAAAAAGCTAAAGAACTAGCCAAAATAGAGGCTGATAAATCTGAAGATAAAGCTAGAAACTCTAACGAGTTAGACGAAGTCATTACTGGTAGCGCTAGTAAAACTGATGCACCAACACAACCCACAGCAACAGCAGAAGCAGAATCAAGCACGGCAGCAGAAACACAAGCTCCACAAGGCCAATCAACTAGCTTTAGAGACACTTTTAGCGAACAAGAGCAAAAGTATATTGATTCTATAAGTGTAGATGGATCAACAGGCGCTAATAAAGCAA